ATGGCTAAAAAACATTCATTCGCTAAAGGTGTCGCTACTGGCGTTATCGGAACTGCTGCTACTGTAGCAGGTGCTGTCTTCGCAGTTAAGAAAACCATTATCGAACCAGAAGAAAAGAAATTGGCTTTCATCGAAGAAAACCGTAAAAAAGCAGCTCGTCGTCGTGTAAGCCGCTAATAATGAGAACCAGGGAAACCTGGTTTTTTGCTGTTATTTTTAACTCTTCATCTATGACTAGGAACGGAGCCAAATTTGAAAAGAAAAAAATATAATATTATCACCTTCTCTTTGCTAGCTTTCTTCTTTCTCTTCGGTTTTTTATCAAAACATTTAAAAGAACCTGTAAAGCCAGCAGCAAAAACGCATCACATCTCTCACAGCCTTTCATCAAAAAGTAGCTCTTCTCATAAAAAAGAGAACACTAAATCATCAACTGCTACTTCGACGGAAGAGCATAAGACGGATGCTAAAGACGAAAATAAGAACCAAGCATCTTCTTCAGTTCAAGGACCAAATCAGAAAACAAACAACCAAACACCTCATCAAGATGGAAATCAAGAAAAGTCCAAGCCTGTTGAAGGCGGACGAGGTTGGGGCGGACCAGAAGATGGCTCCTATGCCACTAACGGAGGAGGCGGTGGAGGTCACGATACAGCCTTCGCCGCAGGTGCTGGTGGAGGAAGCAATCACGCAAGCTCAACTGATCAGAGCAATGAGTGGGTTAACGACGTTGATAACAATCCTTACGAGTACCCACAAGCTTCATCAAGCACAGATACAACTGCCAATTCCAATTAATGAGATAACAGAATACTAAACATCACCAGTATTCTATTTTGAACCCTAGTTAGGACTAATCCTGACTAGGGTTTTTGCTTATCAAAAAAACACCTATAATTCAATAGGCGTCAAATACATTTAGCTTAAATTTTGAGCAAACTAGCTTAAAACCTTTTCGTTACAAGCCCATAAAGAACATAACGATAAAAAGATAAAAAATGTGGACAAAACGCTTAAAAACCACATGGTTAAAGGCTTAAAAATGTCCCCTGCCAACGAAAAGATATAAAATATAGAAATAAATAAAAGCTATAAAACCTTATTCTTACTAGGGATTTATAGTTTTTATTTTTATTTGTTTCCGTAGATTTTTGAAAAAGGTGGACAGAAATGTGGACAAAAAAAGAACTGCTGAAACAGTCCTTGAACGAGAAACCTAGAAAGAGAGTGCTAAATATGCCTATCTACGAAAGCAAGGGGTTTGGCAACACTCATGTATTTATTATACCACAATCCATATTAAATGAATAAAAAAAGGCTAGGATACCCCTAGTCTTTTAGCGTTCCCAGATTACACCATTATCAGCGTAGCCCACGTAGTGCACGCCGTCAATGGGTTTCACGCCACGCCCTTCAATTAGCAAGTCTCCGTCTTTGTCTCGCCAAAAATCTAGCATGTCAGCCACATCTTCCCAAGATTGTTCTTTCAATTCTTCAGCATATACATCTTCGATGATTTGTTTAATTTCTTTTTCCAAGTTCGTCATGAGTGCGTCCCTTCTTTCTGCAATTAATTCCTCTAGTTCGTTCAAATCCGAGCCTGTAGCATGATTTCTGATAAAGCTACGGGCTGACGACCGTTTCGATAAGTAGTTCCGATGTTCTCTATTCTGCTCGTTCCATTTTTTAGTTGCTTTTGCTTGTGCGTCCATTTTGCTTTACCTTGAGAACTTCTTTCGTTCTCCCTTTCCTTATCTTCATTTACATTATAGTACATATACTATATATTGTCAATACTTTTGATAAAGAAATTTAGTTTTTTTTGCAAAATAAAAAACCGCCCATAAAAAGGGCGGCGTCTACCTATGAAGGCTATTCTCAAAACCAATACTATTATAACACAAAAAAAGCCCCAACAAAATGCTGAGGCTTCGACCACTACCACCATGATGTCCGAACTGTGGTCTGTCGGGAGGTGATATACTCCTTTTTAATTTTATAGTTTGCGTGGTCTAATTATTTTCCAGTTTGCCCTTGTGTAGCTTGTGCACGTTCTTCAATAGCCTTAACTACTGAGGCACTAGCTTCATTGATTGCCTTAGAGACTGCTTCGGCATCGTTTGATTGACTGTATAGGAAACGCTCAAAGTCTGCATCATCCAATTGCAAACGTTTAGCTCCGGTCGCTTCGAGGGCGTCCACTGTGCCCATTGAGCCGATACCAAACACACGACCATTAACGACTGCTACCCAGCCTTGATTCCCACTGTCACTACGTACTACAAAATTCATAATATCTTCTTCCTCTTTCTTATTAACTAAACTATCACCGTCATTGATGATAACGACATTCTTATCCAATCCACCAGCTAGACCAGTGCTTGTAAACTGCCACCAGCGTGTGTGTTCCATGTTTGGATACACGCCCCAATATGGCTCTGGGCGTACCTCATAATCTGGATACGCTGCAATCCATAGGCTATTTGGATAGCGTGCAGTGATTTGATCTACATACACATTAGCTAGTGTGTACGGCTTGTAACTGTAATAGACAGGCTCGAAACCATTCGCTTTACAAATGTCCATAAATGCTAGGACTGCATTAGTGTTAGCTTGCTTATCACTGCTAGCCCCGTCCTCGTAATCGCACACTAAATAGCGTGGGTGGGACGGCAGATTACTGATGAAATAATTAGCTTCAGCTTGAGCTGTTGCCACATCTCCACCAAATCGGGCAAAGTGGTAGTAACCGATACAATTACTTGTGTTAGTTTGTTGACTGGCTACTGGACTAACCCAGCCAACGCCCTCGGTCACTTTGATAACCGTGTTATTAGTCCCAGACGCTTGACAGATACCAGTCAAGTCTCCCGGTTGATACGCTGACACATCGATAAAATAGGCATTTTCAGTCATGCCATCGAATGGTAATTCAAACCATCCAACCATTTGCTGACTTGGTGCTGACCAGTCAACATAGCTGAAATTACCAGCACTATCAAGGTTGCGTGTTACCTTACGAGTCCACCCGCCATTATATAAGGCGTCACCGTTACCATCGATATTCTGCTCGATTGTGGTAACTGTCCCGTCTGGGTTTTCTGCGACCACAAAACCGATATGCCCAAATTGATGATATGGCAAGCAGTTAGTTACCCAAACACTCCCCACTGGTGGATTGTTAGCACCGTTAAAACGTGTGACTTTAAGCCCTAGGTTTTCAGCACGGCTTAAGCCATCAATGGCGTTTAAGTAGCTGAAATCAAGATTAAATAAACCCGCATACTGTAAAACGTAGTCAATCAAGCTGATACACTGACCACCATAAGGGTTAGTGGGAACAGTGACACGTTGATTGACTAGGCTCTCAAGCGTGTTTAATAACTGTGTTTTTGATGTCATAGATCTCCTTTCTCATAATTATTTTTGAATACTCTGTTTAATTTCCGAGATAGTTCTCTCTAACTCTTCGACCTTCTGTTTTAAAGCGTCAATTTCGCTTGTGGGTAATTGAGATTTGGTTACAAGTGGGTCTTCCGCAAATTTATTTTGTTCTAAAACCTGTAGAAAAAAGTTATTGTATGTTGGAAATAGTCCATATGCTTGAGCGATAGACAACGATGAAGATTGTTTCCCTTTAATTTCCTTGATATCCTCACCAACGGCTTGAGCAAATTCTGTGAACTTACTCATAGGCTCACGCTTTCGCTGTGTTATATACGCTCACAAGGTCTTCTTGTTCGATGGTATCAATACGAGTGCCAAGCTCGGTCATTTTCACGATGATACCGCTGTCAGTATTGCCACCAGCAGCGGTGATTTTATCAGCGATTTCCTTGAGTGTATCAAGTTCTTCCGGTGCATTACCAATGATATCGGCTTTAGCCTGTGTGATAGCTTGCGTCAAACGTTCTTCACTGACACCAGTTGCCTTGCTGGCAATCGATGCCTTAATTTCTTTGATATCAGCACCCACGGCTTGGGCAAAATCGTGTAATTTACTCATTCATTGTTTCCTTTCAAATTTTAGCTAGATTGTAGATATTAACGAGGTCTTCTGTGACTTCACCACCACTTCCGGTAATGTATCCAGAATCTCGCAATTCATCCGCTAGTAGTTTCAGTTTAGGGCTCTTATCCGATGGAATAGCACTATCTGCATTTAGTGAGTTTTTCACTTTCACCTTGAAATTGTTAGACGGGAAGATATGTCCATCTAGTTTAATTTCAAGGTAGTAAGTGCCAGTAGCTACCACGTTACCCATTGAGAATGAGAACACCCCATTTTCAACGGTAACGTCTTGATAGAGCGCCACCGTTTCGTCGTTGGACAGTGTGAGCTTACCAGTGCCGGACAGCTCCATGCGTTTACCATCGTAACCCAAAATTTCAAAACCAAATACGGAAGTGGTGTCCCCAGATTTGAGAATATCGCCACCTTCAATTTGGTTGATAGAGGTCATGAGCTTAGCCATAGGCTAGTCCTCACGAGGTTCGTTGTAGTTTAAAGCTCGTTCGCTGTCTGCAACACCCTTAGTAGTAGGGTCTGTAACGATTCCAAGAATTACCAAGATCACAACGAAAGTATTTACGCCCTCTTGAATGTTGCTAGGGATACTAAGCCCGAATTGTTGCAACATCAAGAAAACCGCTGAGATAAGAGCTACCAAAGTAGCTTTGTTTTGCAAACGTAGTTTAAAGTTAATCATTTTTTTCTTCCTCCTCAATTAAGTTAAATTTATCTTTATCAATATTTTTTTTGACATATCTGTCGATGAATGGGATTTCCACCCCCAAGGCTGACAAACTAGCAAGGATACTAGCACCGTAAGCTGATAACATTGCAAAAATAAACGCATCCATAGCACCACCTAAGTTCATGTAAACCATGAACGGGTATGATACTGCTACGATAATTAACATAGCTGTGTGGCTGACCAACCCCTTTCGAAATCTACGGCTAGAAAATTCATGATAAGCCCATGCTCTGGATACTCCCAAAATAATGTCAGCTACGATAACTAACATAAGTAGGAACACCCAAAGATGTTCGTCTATGCCATGTTCGTAGAAATCTTTGACGACTTCAAAGACGCCAAAGATGCCGTCTGGTTTCTGCATCTATCACGCTCCTGTAGTCGTATCAGCCAAAATCTCATCTTCTACTTTGTAACGCAAGTCACGTAGAGCACGTTCGTCTGTACGCATCTCTTGACGGTGTTTAGCGTAGAGTTCAGCGTTTAGAAGATTCTCTTGAACTGTAGAGACTGCATTGGAATCTACGCTGATAAATGTTTGTTTGACAAGGATTGTAGCTCCTTCTTCTTCGACATTAAATTCTGCATTAATTGTGCGTTGTTTTGTAATTTTTAGTGACATATTGTTTTTCCTTTCTTAATTATCCTCTGTTAGATATGTGACTGTGCCGGTGTATACCGCCGGTTCTTGCGACTGGTTGGTTAAAAAAATCTCACCGTTGGGCGAGAAAGTCCAAACAGCAACATCACTGTGTTTGGTGCTGACATTCTTGTTAGCTACGAGATGCACTGGAATAGCTGGTCTAAAACCATTTGGGATGGAATTTGTTTCCATCTTCCCATTTTCATAAACTCCGACTTTATAGACGCTTCTATTTATCGAAGCAGTCACTATCGAGCCTTTTCTGGCTAGGGAAAGTTTTACATCCCATCCTAAATCAACCTCTCGTTTAACCATCGCCGGCTCTTGTTTCTCCGGTTTAGGTGTGTATTCAATCCACGAGCCATTAGAATTGCTGGTTACTGTACGTTTAAACATACGACCAGAAACAGTCGTTAGTGTTTGATGATATCCAGATAAACTTTCCACAACTTCCAAATAAGCACCCTCGCCTTGTGCCGGATGGTTCTTATAATTACCTAAAATTGAATAAAAACCAGTGGTTCTATAATCGTTTAGATTAGCTACTTTATTATCAATAGCTGCGCCGTTTGGTTCGGTTAGCTTGTGGTGCTGTATCTGTTTGCGGTCTGAGTAAATCAAGCCGTTAACATCCAACGCTCCCATTTCACGGTACTTACCTATACCGACACCATCACGTTCGTAACTCATCACCACCTTGTCCGTTGAAACAGTGATAACAAATTCTGTGTATGAGAATTTATCTTCAACACGCCCCAATACTTCCCACGAGGTATCGGCTGGATACTTGCCATTAAGATTAACATCCGAACCATTTAACTCAGAAATGTTCTGCCACTCATTCGTGCTATCTGTCGTGTAAGTATCCGTACCGACCTTCCTTGTTTTAAAGGTCAGCTTAGTTGTGTTCTTTTGCGTGCCATTGACGGATAAAGCTGCGACCTTTAAGAACCGTTTTAGCGTGATCGTGTCTAGTTTTTCACCCGTTCGCTTAGCTTCAAATCGCAACGTTGGGTTGAAATACGCTAGGACTGTAATAGTTTTTTCTGCCCAATCAGACCACACACCTCGACTATCTTGCACTCTGGCTCTAACAGTCATTTGCTTGTCGGTCATCGTTGTCGGTACAGTTAGAATACCGCCGTTCGTTTGTGCGGAAGTGTTCCCGCTAATGATTTCTGCATAATAACCAGTGATGGATGCCCCTGCCGTACCTCTTGCACCGTCAAAACTTACTTTGATACGAGATAACGTGCTGACAAAATGCGTAGGGCTAGGAATGAGATTTTGTGTCACGGGGTTTGTGTCCGATAGATTGAAACCAGTGAAACCGGGCTTAAATAGACTGGTCGGGACACTGACCGTGATTTTTCGGATATCCCTCCCCCTTTCAATTCCGTCAGCGTATGATATGTAAGTAATCGTTCCCGTTCCACTCGTCGAGTTTGGGAATTGATTAGCAATGTCGATAGGCGGTGTCCATGTATAGCTGGTATCAATATTATCCCCAGCTATTTTTTGTTCCCAATCACCAACACGCACCCAAATAGAGTGTCTCATCCACACTTCACGCTTGGTAATATTGATGGTCACTGGTTTAGCGATTTCAGCCGTCACATCCGCACCATAGCTGGCACGGGAAATAGTGGTCAAGGTGAGACTTGCATTATTAATAGGTATCACCTTGTTATTACTCTTATTCTTAAATTCTCCACGGTAGTAAATTGTGCGTGTCCCATCTCCATCGTGAGCGACAGTGACCTCTTGGTCAATCAACATAGCTGTTTGATTAGGCTCAACAGTTAATGTGCCAGAATTTGACAAACGTTTCCCACCGTCATAATCGATGTACGCTTCCCAGGGGACACCAGAAATTTTAGTATCTCCGTTTTCCCAATAGAGCTGTAAACGCACTTGAGATGTATTCCTATCAATATTCGTGCTAGCTTCATACGCACGCAGAATCGCTTTCCCTCCAGCCATTAATAATTACCTCCTACCCATTTGATCACGTTACGGTTTGGGTCAATCAAGTCTTGCTCTTCTCGATAGTAGCCAATTTGAATAGCTTTCGAGAAAATACCGTTTTCGATGTGGATAACACCTTTATCAATATACATTACTTCAGCACCCGAACTAAACATAGAGATACGCTTATCCGAAACCATAACCGAGTTAGAACCGTCATTTTTCCCAATGGTCAAGCCCTCGTTGGATGCTCGCATGTAATTGTCGAGGAAGTTCCAACGTTCCGAAGTCTCGCCTAAGTCATTTTGCAGTTTTACAATCCGTTGACTAGCTTCAACTAAGGTTTTTTCAGTCTTATTCTTGTTTTCTTGGTTTGTTGACAAGAAATCTTGATAAGCCTTCACCCACTGGTTGACCACTGATAGACTAGCTTTAGCTTTCAGTTCTGCTTGCACGATTGAGTTAAGCTCGTTCAGTTTGTTAATCTGGTCTTGCGTCAACGTACTATCAGCCTTGCCGTCTAACTGACTTTCCAAGTCTTTCGGAGACGCTTGCCATGCTCTATCAGTAGTACCTTCATAGCAGTCCAATTCAGTGAAGAATAGCAATGACGGACTGTCGTTAGATGTCCCTTTGTTGTCGATACGGATAAAACCTTCATCACACTCGCCAGAATTAAAAGTTAAATGCCATTTAGCCAGTCCCGTCGTGGATGGTGAGCCGTTATGATATTTAAGCCCGACAACCTTTGTAAATGTTTGGTCAGTTTCGTTGGACTTACGACCAAGAAAATAAACATCTACGCCTTTCGTGTTGCCAGTAGCGAACATTTGAATGTTAAGTGAATAATCAGTATTCCGTTTGACTGGAAAACGTGGCGTAGACGCTGGTACTGATGATGATGTTTTAAGCAAGAATAGTGGTTTAGCGCTATTGTAGTAAAACGGATGCTGTGAAACAGACAGATTAGGGTTCTGTTGTGGAGTTCGCCAAAAGCCCCAGTTATCAAGATTCTCTGGAAATGCTGAGTTTGTAATTAAATTCTCACCACCGACTGACACACTACCCGTCATGTCGTTCCACGAATAATCGGCTGGATTAGTGCTATCCGTTCTATCGAAGTTGGTACATACGCCCAGATAACGCTTGTTGCCGTCTTGCGTCAAATTAAAACCAGTTCGACCGTCGGCACTATCGGCGTAGGCAAAGTGGACGTAAGGGGTTCGCCCGTCTGTACCAGCCTTACCAGGAATACCGTCACGCCCGTCGCTACCTTTCCACTTACTCCAACGGTAATCTTGTGGGTTTCGGCTGTCCGTAGCGTTGAAATCTTGGTACATTCCAATAAACGCCTTGTTAGTATCGGTTTGACTGAAACCACTACCAGACACCGTGTCAGCATAGGCAATGTGGGTGTACTGTGTTTTACCATCAGCACCTTTAACACCGGGTATACCTTGGTCACCTTTTGGGCCTTGCAAGCCTTGTGGACCGGCAGGACCAGTTAGCCCTTGCGGACCTTGTAAACCTCTATCACCTTTTTCACCCCTATCACCTTTAGCACCCGGGTCACCTTTAACACCTTGAGGTCCTTGCTCACCGATTTTAGAAACCGAGTATCCAGTTTCATTCGTATTATCGGTATAGCCCCAAACAGTTTTCGTCCAGAGGTATTGCCCAGCCGGTACGTTAGGTACTTGACTAGTCCAACCGCTTGTCGGTGCTACTGTTCCCGATGTACCTTGTGCGTAGGTAATTGTGGTGCTACGAATACCGACACCATCCTTACCAGCGATACCATTATTCCCGTCGTTACCATCCCTGGCAACGTAGGTTTTCTGATATCCCGTTTCGGTGGTGTTATCCGTGTAAGTCCAGACCGTCTTGGTCCAGAACCATTGCCCTTTAACCAATGATGGTGGGTTTTGATACCATGCGGTTGGTGGTACGGTTTCAGCCATAGATAGACCATATAGAACACTGGTGTTTCTAATACCAATACCGTTTTTACCGGGAATACCATCATTCCCACGGTCTCCCTTTGGACCTTGTTCTCCCATCTTAGCGACTGAGAAACCTTGTTCGCTCGTACCGTCTGAATAGAACCATGTTGTCCTAGTCCAGAGATATTCACCGGGGTTGACTGCTGGGATGTCCGGCGACCATGTACCATCCTCAAATACGATGTTTTTAACCCAAATAGAGTTATCCGTCGTATAAGTGTTGATACGAATTTCATAGTCACCGGTTGGGCGATTGTGAACATATTTAGTTCCTTTAGACGTGTCCGAACCAGAAATGATTTGCCACGTTTTTAACGATGCGTTAATAATCCAAATCGTAGCGTTACTACTGCTCGAAGATGTAATGTGCTGGTTAGTGAACGTTCCGTTGGTTTCGGCAGACAAAACGTAAGTCTTGCCTTGTTCTAAACGGACACGTTGACCAGTCATTATGATGTTGTCTACCTGTGAGCCCATCGGCTTAAACCCACCCGGTAATTTTGCCACCACATTTCCCGTGGGGGCATCAACACCGCTTTTTGATTTTGCATAACGTAAGGCGGTATTAACCAACCCCACACCGTCCTTACCAGGTAGACCATCGTCACCTTTAGAACCGTTCTGTGGTATGTATGTTTTCTGATATCCAGTCTCACTAGATAGGTCTGTATACATCCACTGTGTCTTAGTCCATAAGTATTTACCCTTGACCAAGATAGGCGGATTGGAAGTCCAGCTAGCAGGCATGACAGTATCACTGTCACTCATACCGTAAGTGATAGTTGTAGTTTTCAAGCCTACGCCGTTTTTACCCGGCAAGCCATCATTACCTCTATCGCCTTTAGGGCCTGCTGGTCCTTGCGGTCCTTGCGGTCCGGGAGTACCATTCCTACCGTCTGAGACATTTAAAAAAGTAACTTCTTCTGAAGCTACTTCTTTGTTATCTACCCATGCGGAAACCGTCAACGCTGTCGGTTGGGTAATCTGTGAAGCTACCATGTCGTAGGTCATGCCTACATACTTAATAACACCGTCAATCACGAAACGCCATGTAGCGTTAACAGTCTTATCACCTTGTCTCAAAGCTGGTCTAACAACCGAGTGACCAACACCATTCTTGAATACTGTTCCGTTTGTAGTCGTGATTTCGATACGATACGGCAATGCCCTGGCTGCGATTTCATCGATACGTTGTTGCAAATCGGATGATGGCTTGTTAACGATTTTACGGTAGTTAGAGAACACAACCGAGTTATTGAGTGGCATATCAAAGCTAACTACCATTTCGGTAACACGAGCTTCGAGGGCTAGACCGCCTCTAAAATTATTATTAATAATCTTAACGGTATCGCCTAAGTTAACATCCTTGTAGCTCTCCATGAAGCTAGAATGGACATCAACTGTGTAGGTCATGAGTGGGTAAGCATACTGCTTGATAGTACGCAAGGCGTAGGCTTTTAAAGAGTTGACATCCTTGTACTCAGTTTGAAAATCCTTTCGTGTCCAATTATCAGCATTATCTGGATTCATGGTTGATGGGTAGCGTTCCCGTGAAAGTGGAGCGAACACATAACTACTACCTTTTCGTGAGTAGAACTCTACTTGTCCTAACTCATTCTTTTCCTCGAACTCCACGCTCTCAAGATTGACACCATCCGCACCAGTGAAGACACCAGCATTAAATAGCTGGGTTTTATCACTCGTGACTTGTACGCCTTTAAGTTCGTTTTGATAGTGTAGCACCACATCCCCGCGAGCCTTACCAATACCATGGTGATTCTCGTCTGGGATTTGGTAAATGTCGATGGTAAATTTCTTGATTGTACCATCTCTATTTAGCTCAGTACGAAAGGCAAATTCAGCATCAAATTTAGACATGAGACTGTGTAATTGTGCCAGTTTTGTGTCTTGTGGCTCAAATTCAAGTTTTCGTGTCTTGTCTGATACCTCATTAACACCAATTTCAAGGTTTGTAAACCCTAGGATTTCAAGGTGTTCCAAATACCATGCGATGCTTTGGGCAGTGTCGCTCTTAAGGGCTATTGACTGCTCTTGTGCCAGTTCCAAGTTTGTGTTATTACATGTCACTTGGAATGTCGTATCATTTTCGACTAATTGTGACACATAGAAAACATGGTAGGAATTATCGTAGTAAAACGAAACAAACATATCATCATTGATGTATTTAACATCCTCGTGCAGTTTCCCATTGACAATCTTAGGAATCGTGAAATCGAATGTGCTGGTTGAGTATTCAAGGTAAGGATGCCACTGACTGTTAGAGTATGGCAACATGCCCGGAACGTTGTTGTTTAAAGCACACACCTTACGCATGTTCTTGTCATGAATCCAAATTTGCATTAAATGAAACGCTCCTTCCATGTGATTTCAATAGTCGGGTCAGTCCTTGTCCAACTCGATGTGTAGATATCAATTTCTGTATCACCCGTACCAATGCTGAACGGTTCGGATAAGTAAGTTAACTCATTAGACGCTGGTAAGTTATCAACCAAGGTTTTTCCTTTAGCCATGTCAATTTCAAGGATAGAACCCTTACGGAAACGATTAGGAATATCTTCTTCCTTGTTCACGTAGTCCTTACGATAAACGAAACTATCCAAATACATGTGGGTTACAAGCGGTGCATCACCAATGCCAAAGAAACCGATATTGATTTTAGCTGATTTCTTCCCTTTGATCTCTGGGATTTTAAACTTAGGATAGCTACCTTGATAATAAAATTGAATTTCATCATCAAAACGTTGCATATCCGCCCAGCCTTGCGGCTCGTTAAATGGGTTTTGGGCCATGACATGCGTGCCCCAAAATGACTTCCTGTCTAACGTGCGATAACTTCCGTTACCATCACTGGCAAGAAAACGATACTCGCACCCTAGACCGTTGACATGCTTAAGGGTTTCGACGCCATAAAGGAATGTTCCGTTTGCATCCGTTACAGATATCTTGATATATCCGCACTCGTTAGATGCACCTAACCAGAAAATTTGTCTCCACCACATATATTCATATAGTGAGCCTTTTTCTCGATTGCTATCGGCTGGAATCTCCCATGTAATTGAGCTACCACGCAAGGAAGTAGAGCCACTACCTCGATTAGTTAAGGCAATGTGTGGTCTGCCCCATGCGTTATCAATCGCAAGCGTTCCATTCAAACTTTGCAAGTTGTCGTTGAAACGCCCTTGGTTTTTCGCACCATTAGCAAAACCGTTGGTAATCCAGTTATTAGAAACATAGTCGAACAGAATTTCAGATTGTTTAACTGTACGGGTATCGGCTTCATTAGGGTTTCCAATCTCATAGCTTTCGCTAGAACTTTTTACAATCCCAACCCAGCCATTATCTGAGTTAAATTTCAGCTTAATATCTGGGTAAGTTTCAGCCGTACCAAAGTTTTTCAACGTAGCCTTGTAGTGACCAGTCGATACCTTTTTAATACTGCCGTACTTGGTTTCACCATCACTACTTACTAGAGCTTGTGCCTTGTTTTCACCGTAGCTTTTAGGGACATCAAATGTAACCGTTACTGTTGCGGTAATCGGTGCGGTGTTCTTATCAACCGCAAGCGACGCTTGACCAGACGGGATAGCTTCCCAGACTTTGTTAGGCTCATCACCGAAAATTAATGGTTTCGGTTTATCTACGTTGAGGTAACCGCCTAGCGTTTCAGCGATGGTATTAAAGTAGTCGTAGTTTCCGACTAGGGTAAACGATACTTGAATTTGCTTGACGGACAAGGTGCTATATAGGAATTGCTGGCCGTAGCGTCTACGCCCTTGGTCTTGATAGTTGTTATTGAAGTTAGCTGCCACATTCTTGGTGACATCTACTGGAACGGTACGCCCTTGCCCCTCATTGAATAATTCGGTTAAGTTCTTACCGTCATAAGTTACTGACATTCCTATCAAATAATGCTACCTCCCAGCAACGCTTGTCTGCGTTCATAATCGTTTGTTGCTTTTGTCATAAAGGGCGCTAACCCGTTTGACACACTTCTTCCGTCAATGATGTTTCTAACTTCGATTGGGTTAGAACCGTTGGTTACTAATTGACTTAGCAAACCAATCATGACATCCAATTTATCTTCGAGTACAGAAACACGCTCACGGTCTGAAGTATTATCGTGATTACCTTGTGGGGCATCACCGGCAAATCGTGCCACCGCTTCAGTAAGTAGTTGCCATGCTCTGCCACGTTTGGCGATATCTGTTGGAATAACGTACTCTGGCATATCGCCTTCAGCTAATTCATAAACACCATTCTTGTGGACTAGACCACCGTTAGCGTAGCCATGTCCGTGTCCGATAACTGCTAGCATGTTGCCACCGTAACGAGATTTCGCATAAGCGATACCAGCCAAAAGGTTATCATAGCCGTTGAAGATGTTTCCATGGCCTTTATGTTTGAATGAATTAAATGTACTAGATGTTGTCTGTACCAAACCTTTGGCAAGGTCACCGGTTAAAGTGTTGATATCGACATACCCACCTTGGACGGCGTTAGGGTTACCACCAGATTCGCTTTGAATTTGTCGCAACCAAGCCCCGACGTATTCTTGAGTGGTAGGCAAGCCGTTGGCTTTCAGTGCTTTTTCTACCGAATCACGCCATCTAGCTACTCCAGTCCCTTGTGGATTATCTTCACCGCCCCCAGCAGGACTTAACAACGGGCCAAGGGTTTTCTTAATCCAGTCAAACATGCCACCGACTTGTCGTTTAATCAAGGTTTGAAGTGGACTGTTGCGGTCTTTAAGTGGTTTGCTATCATCACCACCACTGCTTCCACTGTCTCGGACACCGAAGTCGAGGAAGGTCGCAGCGTTCGAAATATGTCGTCCGGCATATTGGTGATACTGACCATTACCTCCGTAGTTGTATTCTTCACCATCGTAAGTATCGCCATGAACGGCTGTGACAAAGTCAACGTGATTGCTTGATACTGGACCACCAGTGTAGACCGCTACCGTACCCGGTTTAGGTCTGCTTAAGTGTGGCACGCTGGCAGATATCCATTGGTTACCGTTACCAAGATGACTAAACAAGCTAGGTTTAACGCCAAGATTAGCCAAACGGCTGGCAACGAAGGATACACACTCACGATAGAAGTAACCCCACGGGTCAGCACCAGCGTCTTTAGCTTTGTCTTTGAAACGGTAATCATCACCTTTAGCACCCATAGCCACAGTACCTTCATCCATTGAAGCACTGGCCATAGACCAAAGTTCTTTCCACCAGTTCTTAGCTTCTTCAATTGGTTTCTTGTAAAGAGCGTTACCGAGTGGATTAAACATACCAGCTAACTTATCAGCGTTAGGACTGAATTTTTTAGCCAATGATCCGACTGGGTCTTTGACGACATCGGTGACAAACTCAATCATCTTCATAAACTTGTCGACACCGTTTTTCATTGTGTCCCAAACTGAGCCAGCCACGTTAGTAGCCGTATCCCAGATTTTAGACCAGAAACCAGTACCTTTTGCAAAAGCTCCACGTTCAACGCCCATGAGCATTGCTAGTTCGCTGGCGTTGATTACTTCCGAACCGGCTGGCAAGAGGTATTCAACGTTTCGACCTTGTGGCAAGAATGACTTACCATTCGGCAAGATTACCATTTCTTGGTTGTTGGTTTCTGGACTGTCGTAGCCATCGTTAAGAGTAGCTAACGTAGGCTTGGTGATTGGGTTTCGGTATGAGCTAAACATACCAGTACCACCGGCAAACTTGACTTTAGGGATTTTAGAGATAGCTTCTTTGCTACCACCAAAATCAGAAATAAGTTTATTGATACCGTCGATACCAGCGTTCGGAAGAGCAATGACGGCGTTAATACCGTCACCGGCAAGTTTCTTCATGCCGTCCCACATTTCGCCAAAACCTTTTTTCACGTTGTCCCACGTATCTTTGAAGAATTTAGCGATGTTGGTTAAAGCATCGGTGATTAGTTTGGTAATGTTAACACCGAATTTCTCTTGCGTTAACGCTCCGATTTCATCCCATTTTTTAGATAGGAATTTTTTAGAGTTCTCCCAACCGTCAAACCAATTCTTATTGATTCCTTTGTGGTGCTTGTCGATATCTTTACCAAGAGCAATCATCGCTTCACTAGCATTGCCCTTGATGTTCTCCCATGTTTTAGATGCGAACTTCTTGACATTGTCCCATTTTTCGCCCCAATCTTTCTTAAGGTTACTCATATGTTTTGCAACGCCTTTAGCCATATCTTTGACATGATCAACGGTGCTATCAACAAACTTCTTAAATGGTTTGTTGTGCTTGTACATCAACTCGAAACCAGCGACTACTGGATTAGAGATTACAAGCAACTTCTTGGCAGTGTTGGTGAAGGCTTTGATACCTTTTTCACCGCCGGTGAAGTACGTCTTGGTCTTTTTAAAACCTTCCTTGGCGCTCTTGGTCATTGAATCCATCGCACCCGTCCAGGTCTTCTTCATGCCATCCCATGTCTTACCTAGCCATTTGCCAGCGTTAGAGAAACCGTCTTTGATATTTTTTACAATACCATCGACAAACTTCTTAAACTTCTTATTGTGCTTATAGATTAAAGCAAAAGCTCCAGCAATAGGATTGGCAATAAATAAAAGGACTTGTTTCCAGTCCTTCTTGAAGAAATCAATGATTTTGCCAAAGATTTCTTTGGTGACTTTGAAAATCTTGTCAAAGGCTTTTTTGGCAGCCTTAAACATATTGTCTACAAACTCTTTGATTTTCTTGTTGTGTTTATAGAGTAGCACTAATGATGTGATAGCTAGTGTTACGGCAGTCACAATCAACCCAATAGGGTTAGATGCAAGGGCTAGGTTCAATACTTTTTGTGCCGCAGTCATACCGACTGTAGCTGTTCGCCAAGCGTGAATCCCTTTGACTACTGCCGTTATTCCAAGAGCGACCTTAGAACCTACGAAATAAGCGGCAAACAAAGAACCGACTGTTTTAATAGCCGTCTTATGTTTTGCAATACCACCTAATGCCTTAGATAGTGATGTGACTGGACCTTTCGCCTTCTTACCGTTGCCGGTCATGAGGTTGAATGCACCAGCGACACCTTTAATCATATCGACGGCGACTTCCCAAACACCCCCAGCAAAGTCTTTACCAATGCTGAAAACTGCACCTAGACTATCTTTAACTTCCTTGAAGAAAGCTACAATTTTAGGGGCGTTGTTAGCGATGCTCTTGCTCAGATTATCGACAAACTTATTGAGACCGTCCATTAAGCCATTAAGTTTATCTGTACCATTTCCAAGGTTAAACACCTTAGAAAAGGCATCCATGATAGTGCCTAGGCCTTTGGAAACATGCTCCCCTAAATCTTTAAACTTAGTTTCAGTGTTAGGGTCAGCAACCCAATTACCAATCTGTTGCAAGAATGGGTTTTTCATTTTGTCGATTGGGTCACGGAAAGCCGCAACTACCGCCGGCATACGAGATTGGATAGTTCTTTCAAGACCGCCGATAGTAGTTGAGAAGTTAGCTGTCGCATCCTTGTATTTGTCTTGCAACTCAAACAAGGCTTTTTGCGCCATCTCAGCGGTAATTTTACCGTCTTTTTGGAGTTCCGCATATTTATCTGCGGTCATGTCTGCAATCCCAAGCTCTTGTGCTGCCACTTCTTTAAGTTGGTTTTTCATTTCCGGGAAGACATTTATGATAGACATCATGTCTTGCCCTTGAACCTTACCATTAGCAATCATTTGAGCCCACTGAGTAGCAAAGTTTTCAACGGCTGCATCGGTCTGACCAAAAGCGTCTTGCAAAGTCAAGATGGCTTGCGTTTGTTGCTTAGTCAACTCAGTATTATGAGTTACGGCATAGAATTTTTGGTTCATGCCGTCAACCATTTCGGTTGAGTTGGCCGCTGCTTGTGCCATTTGGTTGGTCATATCGACCATCTTCTTACCTTCTTCGGCATTACCCGTTAAGGTTAGCCAAGTGGCATTCATGGTTTGTTGATACTTGACATATTCGGCACTGGACTGTGCGATTTCGTCAAACTTACCTTTGATAGCTCCCAATGCGTTTTGGAAACCGTTGCTGATCAAGTTAGCTGCAAACGTAGCCCCGAAGATACCTTTCAAACGTGAGGTTTTCGTTTCAGTCTCACTGACTTCACTACCCAAGCGTTTAAAACTATCTTTCAAGCGTCCAATGAGCGAACTAGAGCGTTGACTTTGTTCAATCTCATCATTCAACTTATCGGCAGCATTGCGAGTATGTGCAAGACTTGTAGCAGTTTCATCCAAACGTTGCTTTTGCTTGCGGTATTCGTCGCTTGTTCTTCCAGATTGTTTTGCCACACGCTCAAGCATTTCTTTTTGGGTTTCATACTGTTTATTTAAGTTAGTAATCGAACCTTTGTATTGCTTGAGTTGCTCTTGTCTAGCTTCATCTTCCTTGCCTTCCGCTTTCAAGCGTTTAATGTAAGTGTCGGAAGTTTCGTTTTGTAGCTTGTACTCTTTTTGCAACTCGGCAAGCCCAGACCGATGATAATCCAGACTGTTTTTAGCTTGCCTTTGTTGATTTTCCAACGACGCCAAACGAGTAGTCGCTTGGTCAATCTGTTGCTGGTATTTAAGGTACTGTTCAGCAGTTTCAGCGGTACTGCCTTTAAGTTGAGACTGTTCTTGTTTCAGCTTCTCAATCTTATGTTGTTGGTTTTGAATAGCATTACCCAAACCATCGTACTTAGCTTGCGCCGCTCCCAAATAGTCACCAGCACTACGCATTTGGCTTTCTTGTGCCTTCCATGCGTTCGTAGAGCTATTGACTAACTGAGTTAACCGCTTAATCGAGTTAGCTGCTTGAAGCGTATCCAAAGCAATTTCCGTGGACATGGTAGCTTGTACTTTTGCCATGTATGTTTTTCCCTCCTTTCCTTAAATATTTAGAGCAAAGATGTTGGGTCAACCATTCTATCTTCTTCCTCTTTGGCATTTAAGATTTTCATTAGCTCGTAATAATCAGTGTCGTAATACTGATCTAGTGTCCACCCAAAGCCTTGGATTGATTTTTTAGCAATGATTTTCAAATCTTCAATGCGATTTTCTAAATCAAAAATCTGTTCGCCTTTAGATTTTAGTCTTTTGGGTCAGTTTCACCAGCGGCATTTTCAAGTTGCTCATCCGTCAAACCGTACATGTAGCCTACCAATTTTTCAGAGATTTCTTGTGTGCGGACATTATCCAAATCAAGCAATTTGTCATAGGCTTCATCATCCAAGTTGAGAATGGCACGGATAAAGCTGAGCATTTCTTTTAGCGCTGTGTAGCTTGCTTGTGCTTGCTCTTGTGTGTCGCTATCTTCCATAGTGTCACTGAGCTTAAGCACTGCTAGTTGATATTCGTGCATACGCAAAACGTTACGGTTGCTTGTAGTGACTTTGAAGGCTTTTTTACTGATTTCTGGGATTTGAATAGTTTTGATTTCCATTTCTCTTTACTCCTTTTAACAAAAATAGAGGTCAGGCCATGAGCCCGGCCTCTTGCGAATTATTTAGATTATTATCCAGGTACTACGCCTGCTCCTGTAAGTACATATCCACCAAATACTTCTTTGAACATGTTAGTTTTATCAAACGTAGATGCTCCAGAATAGTATTTCTTGTAAGGCTCACCACCGAACGCATCCGCTGACAAGGCATTGAATGTCATGTTATCGTCTTGACGAGTTTGGGCAGTATCGGTATCTGTAGCAACGTTTTGAGTTGATTCTTGCATGATACCGTTAGCAAAACCGAAGAATACTGAGTGTTTGCGGTCAAGTGTTTCAGATTCAATCAAAACCGCTGTGTGTGGTTTTTCACCATCCATCACGTAACCCCCCTTGCCGTCTGGTTTGAAACCAAGCATTTTCTGTTTGATTTCAAAGTCAAGGTTATTGAAGTCAAATGCGACTGTTGGTGAACCTGGTGCGATCATAACGTCTTGCACTGAGTTGTTCCCAGGTACTTTAGTCGCTTGACCTTCCAAGTTAGAGATGTTAGCGGTACGAGTACCAAGCATCTTAGAATCAACTTCGATTACTCCGTCTGTTGAAAGGCCGTCATTGCCTTTAATAAGTTTTTGGGTTTTAGGGTCAACCAAAGCAAGGCGGACCATTTTCAAACCTACAATTGCCATATAGTAAAATCTCCTTTGTTAAATCAATTTATCGAAAGCAACAAAAAAGACCGCCGTAATTTGCAATGTATCGGGGTCTATACTATGTTCTCTCATATCTGTTATTGAGTAGTGTTCCGATTTTAAGAACTTCAACAGTTCCATTTCAAAGGCTTCAATATCGAAATCGATATCAGCTTTGTAAAAAATCTGGACTTCTACTCTATCTGTTTTGCTGAAAAAGGTATTGTTTCCGCTTAAGTCAAGGGATGGATTGCTTTCAGTGAGCAACACAATTGTCTTATCGGTATTTTCTTCGAGTTCTTTCGGCAAGTTGTTTGCGTAGACTTCGCTTATTTCACCAAATTCTTTGCCGTCAATCAACTCTTTTAGTTTTACGGTTGCTAACACTTAATCACTTTCCTCCTTTTCTACGGATGAATTTCTCATATTCCTCTTTTTCTGCCAATAGCACCTTTTTCTGTACAGTGCTATCGTTTTGGACATTGGTAACGAAATGATCAGCACGGTATTTCTTAGTGCCGTCATTTAATCGTCTGGCATTTTGGGCGTGGTAATTATTTTTCCAGCCTACGGTTGCCACACCGTTCTTTCTGCCATCAGCGTTAGTTGATTGAACAGATAAACCGTCAGCCATGTGTCCATACTTCAAATCTTTTTTATTTGAGTAGTGTTTCTCACGAGTCACTTCTTCCAACTCTTTTTGAAACACTTTCGCACCAGCGGTAGTGATTTTAGCTTGTTCCGCTGGTGTGATATTGCCGATACTGGCCACTGTTTCAAGCCAGCCCTCTAGTGCTTTGTCAAGCCCTACCATAAGCTATCACCCAACTTTCTTATGCTTTCTCAAAGTCAGAAAGTCGTAGCGATTGAGCCCAAAGTTTTCGTTTGGGCTAACACGCACAATATCATACTGAGTGCCATTTAAAACAGCGACTTGACCTTCAATCACTTTAGCGTTGTGGCGAATAACAATCACTCGTGTATCGCTTTCGCCATTTTGTTGGGCCAAATACTCTTGATTGAGTGTGCGAGTGTGTGGCTTATAGTGCAGCGTAAACTGTTTCACGAATTTCGGCACGCTTACACCCGTAAACTTATTAGGGGTGCTTTGGTATGTACCAAAATCAGCTTTGAAACGAAAGTCTGAGGGTAAATATCTAACTTTAGGCATTAGTCACCTCTTTCTTCGCTATACGTTGCGTATAAGCCCCTTAATTGCCCGATTATGCTATTTAAAGTCAAGTTAATCGGATAAGTCACCGTGTCCGTTAGAGCCACCCTGTAGGTGAAATATGAGCTTGTGAGGGCTATTACAGCCGTGTCATATAGAGATTCTACGCTTTCGAGGTCGTAGAATTTCTTATCACTACCGACTGCATTGATAATGTACTGTTGAGCCGATTCAATGTAAGCTGGAATGAGTGCAGTGTCGTCTGTCTCATCCAGATTGAGGGTCTGCATGATAGTTTCCTTAGATACACTCATTACTTACCTCCTAATTAAGCTCCAGCAGTAAGGTTAGCTTTTTGGTCAGCGATAGCTTTAAATGACGCTGGCACAAACGCTTCTTCATCCGTTTTAACCACATCGAAGCGGTCAATAACACGTACTTTAGTCGTATCAGTCTCAAACGCTCCACCACCGATGTTAGTAGAAAGCAATGACAAGTGTTGACGGTCAAACAATGTTACCGCTTGCTTCAAGTCGCCAAAGTAAAGTGGCATAGCTCCACCAGTACCATTAGCAAGCCAGCGGTCAGATACTTCTTTAACCGCAAAACCGTCGATTGAGTATCCAGTTGGTGATTTCACATCACGTTCCATGAGGTAGTCACCCATGGCGTTCTTAACTTTCTTAAGGGCAGTAAAGCCTGAAGTGTTCGTCAAGAAGAATGAAGTTTGTTTGATTGCTGGGTCAACTTTAGCTTCGAGATCAATAATGTCATCCCACTTAGCCAATGTTGGTTTAGTTGGAAGTGTTGCAATAACATCCAAGATAGCTTTGTTACGAGTGACAACAACTTTTTTCGCAATCCAACCAGACAACCAAGCAAGGATGTTTTCGGCAGAATCAGCAAGCAAGCTGTTCGTTACTGTTGAGATACCAGCATAGCGTTTGATAGCGTAGCGGATAAGAGAAAGTTTTGGATCGTCGTTTTGACCGATTTGACCAGCTTCATCGTCGAGTTTAGAAAGGCCAGTGATTTCAGCCCATTTTTCGTAGACACGAGAACCAGTAAGAGTCGTTACGTTTTCAACGTTTACATACTCTTGCAATGAATCGTATTGACGAACCAATGTATTGATAGCTGTACGGATATCTTGTGGGATAGTCAAGCCAGCGTCAGCACCAGTTCCGTCTGTTTTAGAATCAAGCAAGTTTTGGTAACGACCACGAACGAGGTTTTTGAAATCTTTAACGAAGTTTGCTTTAACTTCTTCTTCGTTTTCAGTCAATGGTTGTTTTTCTTCTTCAGTCATGTTAGCCACTTCACTAGCACGAGCTTCAGTGTACTGTTCTTTGAACATGTCACGTTTCATTTTCGCAATGTCACGTTCGTTTTTGATTGCTTGCAATTCTTCAGCGGTAACTGAATCGTCAAGCATAGCTACGTTAAGTTTTTCATTAAGATTTTCGACCTTGTCGCCTTGTGCAACCCAAAGGTCATGCAATTCGTTTGATGTTTTCATCAATCATCTTCCTTTCATTTTTCAAGTAAAATAGCCAATTTCTGCTCACGCAAAGTATTGGTCTTAGGTGTCGCAATCATATTCTTAAATTTAGTGATTGCTGATTTGCTTGGTAGTTGATGTACGGCATTAGTAACCATGATTTCTTCTTCATCATTATCGAAGAACATGATTTCATCCGCAAATCCTTTATCAACGGCAGTTTTCGCATTAAGCCATGTTTCTTTAGCCATGAGATCTAAAAGCTCTGGTTGTTTAAGACCGGTTTTCATCTCGTAAGCCAAAGCAATGGATTCATCAATGCTATTAAGCACCGCTGATTGATGCTCTAGGTCATCGCTATTACCAACGATACCAGTAGATGCCTTGTGAATCATGATATGTGCCGTTGGACTGATACGCACGGTATCACCAGCCATAGAAATGACACTTGCAGCACTAGCCGCAAGACCTTGCACATTAACCACAATACGCTTGCCACTAGCTTTAAGCATTGTATAGATTTCGCTTGCTGCAAAAACATCACCACCATTTGAAGCTATATTAAGCGTGATTTCTTCGTCTTCATCGTTAGCAATGGCGTCTTGTACCAGTTTTGGATAGGTACTAGACATGCCAAAGTATTCATAGAAAGCACCAGCATCATCACTTACAATATCGCCTTTAATGTCAATCTTGCCCATTTGTCTCACCTCCTTTCAATACGGTTCGGTTAGGGTTCTCACCCTTCGGCAACTCTTTAGGCAAAATCTCAGCTTGTTGCAAAATATACAAGCCTTGATTTTGTGCGAGTGTGCCACTTTTAACCATGCTATTGATACGGCTGATATAGTTAGCACCAGTCGGGTCAACCGCTGGGAAAATATCCGCATCCACATCGCATGAAAGTTTTTGAGACAACTCACTAAGAAATGGCCTTAAGTAGCGTGCGACTGCTTTAGAGTAGACGTTAGAACTCATTTCTAGTGAAGATTGTTGGTCACCTTGTCCGCCGACAACGTTCTCTGGGATACCGTAGACTTTGGCAAATTGTCCGGTCGTCCAATCCGCTTGCTTAAGTAGTTGGGCCACGTTAGACTTGATTTCAAGAGGTGTGAAATCCTCTAAATCATCCAGCACCAACGGACCACCTTGCATTTGCTTCATTGCTTGTCGTGAGCGTGAGACTTTGGTTTTGAAATCGAGCAAACCACCGCCCTTGATTTTCAAAATACCATTAGCATTTAGAGCATTTTTGAGGGAATTAAGCGTTAGCTTATCACTAGCTTTTTGAATATCCAGTTCTCTACCAAGAGCCATCAATGGGCTTACGCTTGTCAAACCACCATCCACAGAAAGCAATCTAAAGTGTAAGATATCGCTTTGCGGTACGTGTTGTTTTGGCGGAATGCGTGGATCATCAAACGTTATGTTGTAGTAGAGACCATTCTGATTGTCCAATCGGTTGAAAGTGACTTGAGATGGTCTCAGATACTCCCACTTCATATCACGCCCATTATCGTTTCGCCAACGATACGCAAAGGCTTCACCACCCAATAGCATTTGAGCAAAGATAGACTGGTAGAAGTTGAAGCGGTTAGCACTGTTTGACGGGTTATCCACGATACCTTGCATTTGCTTTCGGCTAGTTGTTAGCTTAGCGGTTGCAAGGTCATTAGATAGCTGGCTGATAATAGAGAATAGGTCCGAGTTTTTAAGAGCAGTTTCGGCTGATACCCACTCACTACCATTCAAAGTAGCTAAAAACTCTGGATCAGTAATATCAAAAAAGCCCCCTTGATTGCTCGGTGGGCTTTCGGTTGCTAAATTAAATATCGGCAATTATTATCACCTCCTTTCTAGCCTTTCTTGCTAGCTAGTTCACTAATCAACCCCGCTAGTACGAATGTAATGGTCATACTGATACCAAACCATACATAGCCGAGGTTGTAAGTCGTTAAATTAAGCGAAATTGCAGCTAAAATAAACATAAGAATGTCAAAAATAGCCCAAATTGCCTTAAAAAACTTCAAAATCATGTATTAATACTCCTCTAATAGCCCACTATCTGGGTTTTTTAGCCAATTTAAAACGGCCTCTTGACTCATGTGTTCTACCTTCCATGTTGGATTGTTGGTAATGGCGTAGTCTTCGAACGCATACATGCCATCATAAAACGCATCGATAAGAGCGTCCACCACGTCGATTTTATAGGTCGATTTCATTTTATCGACTTGGATACCGATGTTATCCTCTTTAATTACGGCATTTATCAAGGCTTTTCGCATAATTTCATCATCAAGGCGAGTGATATTCCCTTCGATAAATAGCGTTTGAAGGAATTTTGTCGGGTCTTTCAACTCACTTGTACGCTGTCTTATTGGCATAAGTGGGAAACTAGTGTTAGATTCCAAGGCTTTGATAATTTTTGATACTCCCATAGCATCGTAGCCAAAAAAGACCACATCAAGCTGATTGTCTTCTACATACTCGCAGAACCAGCGGTACACTTCCTCTGGGTTGATAAGCCCTTGTGGGTGGCTTGTAATCGTACAAAAACCCTTGGTTTCCAAATCTCGATAGTTAACGCCGTCTTGTTCCATTTTGGCTTCCAGTGAACCAGCTTGTTGCCAAGGGATAAAACTGTGTTGTTCGACATGCCATTTCTGACTACCGTCTTCAGTAACGTATGGATAAACAAAACCAATAGCCGTGTTATCGCTGAACATTGAAGCATCCAGTCCGACATAGACACGCTTACCCTTTATATCAAATTCATCAACGACTGCATTTTCAATATCTGTTAAATCAAGAAAGCTATTGCTATCTGCCAGCAACCAGCAATTCATGTTCTTAACTTGGAAATCAGCAAGTTTTCCCATGAGCAGTTTCTTATCACGTTCGGAAAGTAGCCCCTTCATCAATCCATCTTTTAATTTTGGATGATTAAGCAAGGGGTTACTCTTTGCCCATGTTTCTGGTTTAAACACTTCTTCCAAGTTATCTTGCGACCAAATTAGACATAGCTGGTCATCACCAGACCTGTCAAAGTCACGTTCCATAATCTCAATAAGTTTTTTCTGCTCTTGATGAAATGGAACATCGGGCGTTTGGTAAGAAGTTGAAATTTCAATAAAACGTGAACCCTCGGTATTAACTTGCCCGGATGTGATTTTAGAAATACCTTCATCCGTTCTAAGCTCCCCGACCTCATCAGAAATGGCGGTTTTAAAGTGCTTACCGTCAAATTTACCAGATTCAAACGAGATAGTGTGAATGGTATTAGCATCCACAAGTGACTTAATTTCTCGTGAATATAATTGAAGCTGTGTTTCCTCTGCCAATGACTTAAACGGCTCGTTCTCGATGATTCTAGCCATCATAGATTTAACGTAGGTAAACAGTTTCATTGTTTGGTCGAAGTTTAGCGAACTAACAAGAAAATCTTGGTTACTTTGACCAATAATTTCAATCAGATAAGAGAAATTAAGGCAGATACCAGCTATCATCGTTTTACCTTGCGAACGGGCAATCGAGATAATGATATTTGAAAACCTTGGTACATCGTCTAAATCAAACCATGCAAATAGTTGGGCAAATATAAAATATTGCCAATCCATAGGCTCTAGTTTTTGACTTAGATCATCAACGTTTGGCACTAATGATAGGAATTTTAAGAAACGGTTAAACGCTTCAACCGAATAGACATAAGGAAAATCGCTATCGCCTTGTCTTTGCAAATCTCGGAGGTGTCGGAAACATGCTAATTGAATATTGTAACCAGCAACAATCTTGCCATCTAGCACATTGAAACAGTATTGTGTGCCATAGTCAGTATAAGTTTTTCGCTCGAAAGAAAAATCGATGCTATTATAAGCACCGATTACATCTTTTGACTTGGTCAAATCAATCTCTTGCATGTTTCACCTCTTTTATTTAAAGAATGCTGCCATCTTATCTTTCATAGATGTATTGTCAGCTTGCCCTCCGGCTATTTCAGCCAATTCTGCCCGTCCTTTAGGGGTCAGACCTAACTGAATCCCTATTTTATTAAGGGTTTCAGTGGCATCTTTCATCGTCGCAACGGCTGGGTTCTTTCTAAATCCCATTGACTGCTCACCTAGAATCTCGCCACTACCTTGTGCTTGGATAACTTTTTTAATCTCGGTTTGGATACCGTTTTCTTTCACGTCCTCATAGGCTTTCTTGTAAATCTCGTAGTTAGTACAGTAGGTTTCCACAAGAAACGTGTCAATGCGTTCGACCTTTTCTGTTGCTTTTAAATACGGAATGATTTTAGTCCAAACCGACCTCGCCACTGTGCCCAAATAGTTCGGTGGGTCAATGGGTAGAAAGCGGTCATTTTGCTCGTAAAACGGTTTCCGTTTGGCTGGTGACTTATTCGCCATTTTCTCACTTCCTATCTTTGTTATGACACCACTTAAAAACCCTCAAAATTGGCGTGCGGTGTAAGAGAACACCTTGTGGCGGCTCTCCTTGGCACGAGAAGGGGGCGGGGGTCAATTTTAAATCGTGTCGAGGGTATTTATACCACCCTTATTCTAAAATCGTGCTATGGGCTTATTAGAGGGGTTTAACGACGTCCTCTTTTTTGCGGGCTATTAAATCTGCCCACGATGCCACGGAAAGTCGTAGCTCGGTGTTCTGTTTCGTTCTATTTTGACCAGTACCATAGATTTCTTGCTCTAGGGTACGTTTAGTGTTATCACAGCTTCTACACGTTGCTACTACGTTTGAAATTTCAGTTCTAAGTTCTGGAGCTATTTCAACGGGTGTTACGTGGTCGCCTATGCGTGCGTCTGGTGTGGTCACACCCAAGGCAAGACAGTACTGACATAGATAGTTGTCACGTTCCAATGCTATCTTACGAATAGACGACCAAGTCTTTGAGCGATAGAATGCGTAGCGTTCCTTACTCTCATCGTCTCGATTCCTCACTCGTGTGTTGTATCTAGTGCGTGAGTATCTCTGTCTATCTTCAGTGTATGCTGCTTCCATACTATGGTGAGTAGTACAGTAGTGTGCTGGTCTCTCTGTTAAGGCACGGCACCCCTCTGCCTTACATCGTCTGACCATCGGCATCGGCATACCTCCTTTCAGATAAAGTAAAAGAAGAACACTACTGTGTCCTTCTGATTCGATAATACTATATTACCACGTTGATAGTATGGTGCAGTATGGATTGGTATATACCAATATAGTTTAATCTAAATACTTCTCAGCTTGTCTTAACTTAACATAGTAGGTAGCCTTACTAAAGCCCATGCGGTCGCATATCTGCCAGATATCCAGCTGGTCTATATAAACCATTTGTAGTAGAGACCTGGCATCTATATCCCCCACCTCTGCGATTTGCCGGCGGAAGTCTAGCTTTTGCTTAATAGCCTCGGCTGTGAAACGTTCCACTTCCTCCCTAGCTGTCATAAGTTCCACATAGATATCATCCTTGCCTTTGCGTTTACCGCCTTGCACCATATCTGTTTGCATAGCACCAGCCGTAACTTTAAGGGCTTGAGATTCTAAGCGTTTGATCTGTTCTATCTGACTGTCAATGTATCTATCAAGCGCCTTGATTTGTTGCAGCCGTTCCACTGTTCTCATAAATTCGTTTCCTTTATGGTATAATAATATTATTAGCGTTTGAACAGTCCTGGGCATTAGTCTGGGTCTTTTTTTGTAGTCAAAGGCACCAGCAAGGTCTTTGACTACGTGTAATGATATCTAGTAAGAAAGAGGGTGTTTCACATCCTTTTTTCTTAAATTTGCTGGGTTTGTTGAGCAAGGTCTGTCAGCTCGACGGGTGTCGAAAAAGTGTCCAAGCCACTAAAATTAGCGTATTTTGACAGACAACAGCCAGTGACGGAATCGAACCGTCTGAAACCATTCTGGCTACACGCCTAACATGTAGGCTTTATATAAGGCTTTTCTTACAGTTATTTTATTACGCCCAACTTTGCCCCTAGTCCGATATTTGAGAATGATGCGATCAATCTCGCCATCTAGCCTTTCGGCCCATTCATAGTTATTGAAAACAAAATCAACAATCTCACTGAATAGTTCTCTTGACAACATCCCTTCCATTTGAATAGTCTTCAAAGGTGTTAGGGCAGCTTTTTCCGCACAGCACAGATTGAGGGCGTTTTGGGTTCTGTTAGCATTTTTCTGGTCGCAGTCCTTAACGTCTCTAATATAGCTATTTAGGTTGTTAGGGTGTTCCTTGCGTAGTTCTTCCACTTCCTCACGGAATCGCTTAAACAAGTCCTCTGGCAGTCCTGCGTTGGTTTTCTCCAAAACTGGGCGCGTGGTTTTGCCCCTTGTGTAGTGTTGTGACAGATATGCTTGTAGGTCGTTATAAAGCTCATCAGAAATGATGCCTTTCAATCTGTCGACAGTCGCTGGCGATATCCTCGCACGTTCAACGACTGCACTGTTGAGTGCTTGCAAAATGATAATCGCTTGTTTCTCACTGCACTGTCTCACTTTTTGGAAATGTTGCTTGTAATCTCTCAGATGTGCTAGTTTTAGTGCTACACGCTCATTGACTAACCGTTGATGTAATTCCTTGGTCAGTCCTGCATATTTGTAGTTTTTGCTCATGAGCCTACCTCTTTATAACTTTTCGATGCAGTAGCAAGGCTTCAATCGTAAGTTGCGGAAAATCGTATAAGCTAAATTCAGCGCTCACATCTTTGTTAAGTGACGTAAATATCCTTACTGTTCCTCTTCTATCTGTGACCGTAGAAATAGAAACATCTCCCTCCATTCCAACATATTTCATGCTTTCGTCGTAAGCTTTCGAAAACGCTCTGGTATATTGTTTTTTTCGTTGTCGTTTGTTCATTGTTTCACCTCTGCCAGTTCTGGATTAGTGTAAATATCACCGATAATATGCACTGAATCAGCGACATTACATAAACGTTCGAAATTATTATATTTAATCAATGTGCTAACAAACATTCCTAAATCCGGTCTAAACTCAACTACGCCGGATAGGATTCCATCCTCCGAATCAACTATATCCCCCTCAAAGATTTCTTTGCCATTCTTGTCTTTGAACCCTGTTGATTGCATTAAAACGATATCGCTCTTTTTGTACATCCAAGTTATACCATTTCCGATAAAATCAAGCTCACCATTTTTGAAATGCATTTCATCCACATCTATCATTTCTTTATCTTCTTTAAGCCACGCTCTGAATTTTGGAATCATTGTCCTCTCTCCTTCAAATAGCCAGGAATGTCATCCCCAACATTTACCGCATCGTATTGCTCCTTGCTGACAAGGAATTTTCCGTAAGCCCCACAATCAATCGTGTAGAGCTTTCCGACCATAGATTTGCCGGTTACCTTGCCATGTAATTCAACTGCATTATCTGCCTTATGGATAACCACGGTCTCGATAGGTCTGTTAACCACTCGTAGAACAGTAGTCACGTTAATTGCTAGTGAGACCAGTAGTAGAACTGTGGCGACTGCCAGGTCGTTATAAATCGTCTTCTTTAACAAACGTCCCATTAATCATTTTTCCCTTTCTATTCTTAATTTCTTCATACGCGATACCCAAACACTCAGTCACATCAAGGCCTAGTTGATGCGCCAGTACGATAATCGTTACCAACGTGTCACCGATTGCGTCCTTAAGTGCTGCTTGCGGTTCCGTGAATTTCGTTGGTTTCAAGAGTACATCCCGAATTTCACCGACTTCTTCCGTTACACGCATCCACTGAATCTTTGGGTCTGCTTGTTTTAAGTTGCGTTCGTCTGCCCACTCGTTAACCTTGTCGATAAGTTCTGAGATACCGTCATACGTCGGTTCTTCTGGCTCTGTGACAAAAAAGAGTTTTACCACCTACTCCACCTCTTTCACTTCAACGCCTTCACAGTTAAATACCCATTCAAAGCCGTTAGACTCTAGCTCTTTGCGGGTGTGGTGTGCTCGAAATCTTTCAAGTTCTGTTTTCGATGCAAAAAGCCATCTTTGAGTGTTTGTATCTCGATTGAGGTATTTACTGTATCCACCAATCCCTTTAATCCGAACCGTATACCTAGGCTCTTTCTCGACCTCATACCCGAACTGGTGCATGTTGACGAGGGTTTTGATTGCTTCGTTTTTTGTATCATCAAACCATTTATAGAAATCTGAATTTCTTTCTTCATCTCCCCAATACCTAATCAAATAGTATATTTCACTATTTAAATTATATTTATGTTCCTCATACCAATCTGCCACATATTGTGGAACGACTGGTTTCGGGAAGAATGAGTCATATAGGTCTTCTGCGTACGATACAGAAATCTTCCCTACCTTCGATAGCGTTTGTATTGCTTCTTGTCTAGTCATCAATTTCCTCCATTTCAACCTTGTATTTTCTTGCATTGCGATATTTAACACCTCGCAAACGGTGTAATTCATTAATCGCATCGTTCTTGTTGTTGAAGATATGCTCACTGTCTTCCATATTGTCGTAGTAAACTATAACTTTGTATTTCATATCATCCCTCGGTTCTGTCCCTATAGATTACTGTGGCAGTATATTTAACGTAGTCGTTGCCATCTTCCCAGTCTACGGTTAGTCTTACATCTATCAGTTCCTTGTTGTAGCCTTCTATCCAGGCGTTAATTTCTTCGTCAAGCGTGTCAGTGTCATATAGTTTGTCAAAAAATTTCACTTTGCGTTTCATATTTCTAATTCCCATAGTTATCGGTTCCGGTCCGTCTCTGAAAACCTTTGCCGGATTCTTTGCTATAAATCGCCTTAACCATTGCATAGCTCGGCCATCTTCCTTAACAAATCTTCATCCGGCAACTGTTCTAGTGTCAGAATGCGATTGAGCTTTTTAACGTCGATACCTAGCTTGATGCTGATAAGCTTCATATCCTTGCGGTTGTTCCAAAACCATCTCGAAAATTCTTGTGTCTGATCTAATACGCTGGTATGTCCATAGTTTCCCGGTGCATATACACCAACCAACTTGTCCTTATATCTGCTATTCATTCGAGCTCCTTGATTTCAAATTCAATGCGTGGATTAGGACTGTACTTCTTACGAGCACTTAACTCACAAACAATACTGTCATCCGTCCAGACGATACCCTTCTTATCAACTTTGTTGTAACCAGCTTTTGAGATACTGTCAAAGAGCGATTTGACCAGATTATCAACATCTGGAGTTTTCGCATGCCAAAGCGTTTCAGACATAAAACTCTTGAATGCGTCCCACGTTTTAGCTCTAGCTTTTGGCGTGGGCTTTTTTGATACATTAAGCGGGGCTTTCATGTAAAATACGACATCGACTGAAATAGGACCGTCAAAGAATTGCCCGTCATATTCTTGCTCAATAAGCTGCGAACATTGACGACGCCAAGCCTTCATTTTGGGGTCTTCATAAGTCCCGAATTTGCTGAATCGTGGCCTTGTTTGTGGCTTAGGCTCGATGTTTAAAATCATTTTCATGTTTTCACCAAATTAGAAGGGTAAATCGTCACTAGTGATGTCCATTGGGCTACTGTTCCCGTATGGGCTGCTATCCCTTGCAAAGTTTGGCCCTTGTTGTTGTGGCGCTTGTTGCCCGTAAGGTCCCGCATAGCCGTTGCCATTACCAAACGCTCCCGATGTATTGCCTTGATTAGCATTACTGCCTTCACGCGCCGCACGGCTTTCCAACATTTGAAAGTTCTCAGCGACCACCTCAGTGACATACACCCGTTGACCTTGCTGATTCTCATAGCTACGGGTCTGAATGCGTCCAGTGATTCCAATCAAAGCGCCTTTTTTAGCCCAATTAGCCAAATTCTCAGCTTGCTGACGCCAGATAACGCAATTGATAAAGTCTGTTTCACGCTCACCGTTAGCATCTTTGAAGGTACGGTTAACCGCAAGACTAAATGTAGCTACTGCGATGTTACTGGTTGTGTATTTAAGTTCTGGGTCTCTTGTTAATCTTCCAACAAGACAGACTGAATTAATCATAGTTTTCTCTCCTTCTATTCACGATTTAGTAAATCGTCCAGTGTGGGTTTAGATTTTGGTCTTGACATTAACTTAAATGTATTTTCAATTCTTCTTCGGTCATACTAGCTATGTTTTGATAGCCGCTGACAGTGTAGTTTTGTTTGTATTCCCAACCGTTTTCGCTAAGTAAACGTTTAAATCTGTCTTTATCGTCTGAATCTTCAAAGTAGACTTCAAGCGTCATTTTTTGGCGATAACGTTTTGATTTTGGAATGTTATCTTCTTCAATTGTTGGTGTGTTCTCGATAATTTCGCCTGTTTCTGAATCAACAACTAATGCCGTTGGTGCTGTTCCTACTATTTTTTCTTTTTGCTTTTGCAATTCAGCTTGTCGTAGCGCTTCTTGTTCTTGTCTTTTGCGTTCAGCTTCTTGTTTTTGTAATTCAAAAGCATGGTCTGAACGAATCTGATCCAACACCTCTGCTAATGTCAGATTTTGAAGCATGCGGATATATGGTTGGTCGGTCATTCCATACTCTGAACAAAGTCCGGATATGGATTGAGTGGCTTTTTTAAATTCCTCTTGTTTTTGATATTCAAAAGTAACCATGTCGTCTAATGCCTTCATAGTTGCTTTTTTAAGAGTTACACCGTCCGCCATAAAATCGCCATTTTTGATGTATTCCGTTGCTTTTCCGTCAAAAATGCGAGGATCAATCATATATTCGCTGGCTTTGTTAGCTAAATAACTTTTAACCGTGTCCAATCTCAGTGCTTTTTGATGATTTTCAAACTCTTTCACATCATTTGCAATTTGGTTGATAATGTTTTTAAGAGGTTTCTCTGTTTCCTTGATATATTTTTCAAAATCCGTCGCTGGTTTTGATAACTCATTCTTGATTTTGATACGTTCGTCTGAAATTTGCTTGGTTAATTTTCGTAATTCAGCCAAGACTTTCTTGTCGTCTTTGATAGTTCCAGCGGTGACTGTGTAATTTTGATACTTAGCAACTACATCAGCAATGCCTTTTTCAAAAACCTCTTGACCTACAATCTCAACTTTGGCTTGTTCAATATTAACTTGTAATTCTTGCATTATTCACACCTCGTTAGTAGTCGAGAAGTTCACCTTGAACTGGCTCGTTTTGTGAGTTGGCAACCGGTTGAGGATTGTTTTCACTTGTTTGTTGGGAATGCGTTTGTTCTTGTTTCATTTGTTCGATTTGAGCCATCTTGCGAGCTCTAACATCCTCTTGTGTTTCTTGTGGTGTTACATCTTTGATCCTGTCGAATGTTTCACCGCCATCATCCTCGGTGTACATACTTCCTAAATCCTCTGGAAAAGCTTCACGTAAGGCATTGACAAGAGCAGTCTTTCTAATCATGGTTGCTGGCATAGCGTTCCAAGTGCTTTGTTTTTTGTCGTATTCTTCACGGCTAACAAAAACCTCTACAGGAACCTTGAAATTCTTGCGGTAAACTCTTGCCCAACCACCGACAAGATTGTCGTTAGGTAGCAATAGTGCCCCTTTCCGCTCAACCATATCGCCAGAATTGTCAACAACTACCACTCCGGCTTCAAATCCTTCATAGTTTGGATTTTGTGCTGCACGCTTCAAGAATGCTTCTTTTGAGACAATTAAGCTAAATTCAGCCCCGCCATTTTTCTTTTTGTAAGCCACGATGTAGACTTCGTTCAACAGCGGGTTGAGGTTTCGCCCTTTAATCAGTGATAAAGCTTGCCCAATTTGTTTTTCTGTCAACAAATCTTGTGGGTCATAGTAGCGTTTAATATCTTGAAACGTCCAGGCACTTGTATCTGTTGAAATATCTCTTTTGTTTTGTGTTTGTAGTTGATTTGTCATGTCTTTGTCTTCCTTTTTTGTTTTGAATGCCCTTATTTCGCATTTTAATGGGGTGTAGTGCAATCTTAACAGTGACGTAGTCATTTTATACCACCGAGCAAAACACACGCCTTAAAATCGATTTTAGAGGGGCTTTCTAGTGTGCGCTAAAAATCTGCGTTGATTTCTTAGCAAAATACATATATTCGTTAATTTTCTCGATAAACGAATACAGATCTAAATCATCCATCATTTTCTGTTTGTGCTCTTTCGAGAATACAAGCCCATGAATACGCTCGTAGTCTTCAAAGAGCTTTAGTTTTACTTCTTCTTCCGTCATAGCATCATCCTTCTAGCTGTTTTAGCTGATTGAGTGTATAGCGCTTATCTTTGATGTTGAGTGCTTTAAATACATTCCCTTCCAGTCCTGTCCGAATGCGGCTTGCGACACGTTCGCTGTAAAGGTTTGCAATTTCATCATTGCTTAAGTTGGTTGAGATAATCGTATTCTTGCGATGACTGAGCACGTCAAAGATAAATTCTTCTTCCCACGCTGACTTAGAGCGCCCTGAATCACTTTGTTTAACGCCTAGATCGTCCAGGATGAGATAATCAACCTCCATCAACAGTCTTGAATAGTAACCCTCTTTGCTCTCAAACTTAAAGCTCTCTCGGACTTTCCGTAATATTTCGGTCAAATTCACGAATAGCACACTCTTTGGTGTTCCTCTTTCCTTGAAAGTCTCATTCAGCGTTTTAGCCATTGCAATAGTCAAGTGAGTTTTACCGATTCCAGTAGTTCCCGTTAGCAAGGTGTTCCCGCCTACGCCATCAAGATATTTCTGCGTTTGTCTCTTCACGAAATCTAGCAGATTCTTTTCCTCTTGCGTTCTAGCGATGAAGTTATCAAAAGATGCTGACTTTAGCTCTTCGGGAATAGTGCTATCTCTCATAAGCACGTCATACGTTCTCAGATAGAGGTTTCTCTTCATGCTCTCTTTTGCCATCTCTTCTTCCTTTTTGTCTCTTTGCTCTTTGGCACACTTTGGACAAACTGGAGAGGGTTTGCGTGGTTGTTCTTCACCCGCAATTTTAACGGGGATATTAAGCTGTAACATCGGTACCCCATGAATAGGACAAACGTCCCCTAGCCTTTTTGTGTTTGCTATAATTTCAGCTTGCGATAGCATATAGATATCACCCCTTCCTAAAATGGGTTTTCATCCGTTCGAGTAGCTACCCATTCTTCATAAGTTTGTGGCTCTTTCTTTTGTTGTTTCTTGCCCTTATGATTTGCTTTGCTATTCCTAACAAGTTCAACCGTCATTAAGTTGTCTTGTTCCCATCGGTTTAAGATAGCCTTAATATATGCAAAGTTTGCCTTACCTTGGCTTACTGCTTCTTTTAGTGCTTCAAGAATAACGTCAGCGTTAAAATCTTCTAGCATGTACTGTAAGTCTTGCGTTTGGAGTGGTGATAGCGGTCTGCCTATCTCAGCTTCGAAAGATTGATAAAGATTTACAAGGTCTTGATTAAGAGGGGGAGTAGTGGTAGGTTGTTTTTCTTCTCTTACCTCTCCTCCCCTATCCTCTCCTATCCTATCCTCTCCTATCCTATCCTCTCCTATGCAACCATTTGTCTGACATTTGGTTGTCAGTTGGTTGTCAGTTGGTTGCACATCTGACAACCACTGATATTTATTGCCTTCTACCAGTGCTATTTGTTGCATTTCCTCTGTGAATCTAGTGGGTTTCTTTCTATCCTTCCTAATAGAATTGTGTTCTGTCCAATCTGTTATAACTACCACTCCACTGTTAAACAACAGTACATAGTTGCCCTCGATTAGAAGTTTCATGTCTTCTTTCGTTGTGCCAACCAATCGCATGATAGTTTTAGGGTTTCCGACAAAACCATCATCGTCAGCCTCTAGGTTTAAGAAGAAGTATAAAGCCTTTGTTGTAGGAGGTAAGTCAAGAAAATCATCAGTCATTACGACATCTCTACTGAACATCCTTCTATTTGCCACTTGTTCCTCCTTTTCTTTTGTGTTATAATCAAGTAAATCGTTTTGATGAACGTTGCACCTTTTGGAGTTTTCCAAGGGTGCTTTTTTTAATGCCTACCCTCCCACCGCTACGCGATTAATTATTTTTCGTTGTATTTCTTAAATCCAAGAGTTAGAGCAGTGATACCTGAAGCAATTACTACCAATCCAAGAGTGCTAGCGATACCTTCTTTTTCACCAGTGTTAGGGAGAACGCCACCGTAAATGGTTGTATTTACCCCCTCTTTTGGCTCAGAATCGTTTTTGTAAACGACCTCGGTAATTTCTACCTCTTTTGTTTTCGGAGCGTCTACGGGTTTATTAGGTACCTCTTTCGGTGTAACTGGTTTTTCTGGTGTAGGTTTAGTTGGTTCCTCTGGGATGTGCAATTCTGGCAAATCGAGGATAGGGGCATCATTCGGAATCACTCCACCTTCAAATGGTGGCAACTCTCGCACCTCTGGGATTCCCGGAATGCCACCGTTCCATTCTGGTTTGTCTAGCACTGGTGCATCATTCGGGACAGTTCCGATTGGCTCAGTATATTCTGGTTTCACACGTTCTTCAGGAATACCAGGGATGCCACCTTCAAATTCGGGGATATCGTATTTCGGAGCTTCACGAGGAATCTCAAATGTAGGTTCTGGTTTGTTCTCACCAGACGCATCACCCTTTCCTCCTACGAGTTGTACATAGCTATACGAAGTAGCTCCATCTGTTTCTGCTTTCAACTCAATTTTGTTCGTTGGGTTAACTGAGTCCTTGACAGCGTTAACAAGCTTAGTCTTATAATTGATGTAGATCATGTGATCCAAGCGATCCATCTTGATAGTAAAGCCACGATCTGACTTACTGATAGACTTAACTAAGTCCATAGCTGAGCCTTTGTCAATCCACGGATCAACACTTTCAATATTCTTTACTTCAAAGAAGTTATCAACTAACTTTTGATTCTCTGACATTTCATCAATGATAGTCACATAGTTGAGCACTCTCTTAGCGTAGTTAATACGAGCAGTCCAGTTGATAACAGTTGGGTCATTCTCGTCTTGACTACCCCATTTAGAAAGCAATTCATCTTTACCGATTTCTTGCTCTTTTCCAATATTTACAGTAACCACTGTACCATTGAAATTAACGTTAACTGGCTTGCCACTTTCAACCTTGTCAGTCCACTTAGCATCGAGCTTCAATGACATTTGTTTATTGAGTGGATGGTTCTTGAAGTAATCGTTAAATACGGTTGTTACTGTTTGTGTCTTAGGGTCAGTTGAAGCCTTACCAACAACAGCTTTTTCTGGGTTATAGACATCAAAATCATAGTTTGTTTGGAAGTTGATTTCTTTTGGAAGGTTGAATGTTACCTTATCCCCTTCGTTGATAGGCATGCTATCTGGGAATTTAACGTCTTTATATTCCACTGTAAAACCACTGTATTTACCAGTTCCGTTTGATTGGTCAACGATAACATCTGGATTAGTTACTTTAATTTCGTTGTCTTCTTTGACAAATTCAGTAGGCTGTTTAGGCGTTTCAGCTACTGGTTGAGCTACTTCTGCCAATGGTGCTGATTCGGTAGCAACCGCTGGAGTAGTTTCGACTGTTGCTGGAGTTTCTGCAATCGGTTGAGATTCTACCGGTGCTGGTGGAGTAAATACCGCTGGAGTTTCCACTGATTCAGACGGTGTTACTGTCACGTTGCCGGCGTTGTCAGCTGTGTAGACATTAGACACCGCTGGTTGTGTTTCAGCTACCGGCTGTGTTGCTTCGTCCGCTGACACTGTGCCAACTCCGATTAGTAGAGCTGTGGCAAGTGCGAGCGTGCCGCACAAGCCAAATGCTTTAGTCTTAACGTAAGATGGTTTTGCAATTGTTTGTGAAGTCATGGTATAATCTCCTTGTAAATGTTTTTTTCTTGCATGGGCCCTAACCCATGCTTTTTTAGTGCTTCAATCCGCACCCATAGCCCACCGTTTCATGCTTTTTCAATGTTTTTTAGAAAGGTATGTGTGGGTAAAGTTTATATTTTTTGGGGAAAGGTATAAGTTACACTCCACGGTGAGCCGTGGCTACGGATTGAAGATAGTGATGTTATCGGTTTCCGTATTTTGCCAAAAGCTCTTGTTCACGTTTTTTGCGAGCTTCGTATTTGCGTTCATTTTCCTCGTATGGTGTCCAAACTGGTTCGAAGAAATATTCCGGTTCTTGTTGTTTTTTGCTCCATAGCCATGCAAATAGTTTTTTCATTTTTAAATTCCTTTCTGTTTTCCCTAACCGCACTAGAGAGCTAGTGAGGTTTTTTAATTCATATATATTTAAGGAGACTTATGAATATCAAATCGTTGTTGCTTACTTAGTTGGTATTGTTCAGTTTCCTCACTAGCTCACTGTTACGGCTAGGGATGTGTTGTTATTTGAATCTGTTTCTAGATTTCCACTCAATGAAGGACTTGAAACCTTCATAGTTGATAAAAACCAGTTTATGCGTCGGGTTGAATACGTAGTCTCGGAAGTCTTTGTTATCCCTCATTTCTCGAATAAGGTTCTTTGCCATCGACTTCCCAAGACCTTCCCACCGCTGCATGAGGTGGTCGTAGTCTCCCCACTCAGCCGTCTCGTTAACTCCGACTGGTTTGTAGGTGATTTCCATAAGCGTCACCCAATTTCTTTCAATCCGTTTTCAAGAGCGATAAGCTCTTTTTGTTTTGGTGTCTCACGAATTTCAAACGGTGTGAAATCGTCGTAAGATAGATTTTCCAAGAATTTGACTGCATTTTTAGCGTCAACATGTTTGATATTGGTGTACTTGGTAACATTGAAAGCTTTCTTCAAACGTGAGTACATCAAGCGGATAAACTGACCTTTCTTGGATGCGAACAAGTTATCGCTTGGATGTGTTTTCTGTTCTTCAAAGTAGAAATCAGCAAACACGCCAGCTTTTCGAAAGACAATGCTCTTGATTTTAGTAGCTTCACCGTCATCGATATGGACTTTCTTGTTAACTTCCTCGACAAGCAACTCAATGTCAGTGAGTTTTTGGTTTGTCTTTTTAACGTTTCTGTCCATTTCTTCCTTGATTCCGATAACTTCTTCCAAAAGCTGTTGGTTGACGGTGCTTTGTGCCACAAGATTCATGGCTTGTTTTTTCTGCATTTCAACCGTTTCAGCAAGCAGGGTTTCTTTTTTCTTGTTTTTCTTTTTACTCATTGATGATTTCTCCTTCTATGATTGTTCTTCCGTTTTCTGGGACAATCTTATTCATTTCGTCTAACCAGTTTTCAGTTAGCGTCAAGATGTCTCTGAGCTTTTCAATCTGGGCATCTTTGCCAATCCCTTGGATAAGGGTTTTAAATCTAAGCGGTGCCATTTCTTCGTCAAAGAAATTTTCAAACTTGGTTACGAGCTTGCTTAGGTTAAAGATATTAGTAACACTGTTTTCTAGCTTTTCTTTGTCCGCTCGTAAGTGTTCGATAGACTCTTTCAAAGCTAGTGCTTCCGAGGTTTCTTTCTCTAGCATTTCGTAGGACGCTTCTTTAAGTCGTAAACTTCTTTTGACTGAATCAAGCTCGTCTGATAGGTCTTTGTTCTTGTCTAACAGTTGCTTGTTAAGGTCTTGTGTTGCTTGGTAATCTTGTGGGATGATTTCCTTCTCGATTACCTTTTCAGTGGTTTTGGTTTGTTTGACACGTTCCAACTCACCCTTGACTGCTTCGAGTGCTTGGTCTTTGAGTTTTAGGCGACGCTTTACCTCTTGCAATTCTCTGACCGTTGGTGATTCGCCTTGCTCAATCTTTTCGATTTGCTCTTGTTTCTCTTCTTCTGGAAGTGTTGCGATGAGGTAGAGGACGTTTATCCCTAAATTCTGCGACGTCGCAGAATTTGGAAGTTCTTTCGCTACTTTCATAAACTGATTGGCAACCTTCTGACTAAACTCTATTTTCTTAAGCCATTCCATGAATTGCCCATGTACCAAATCATTTTCTTTAACGTGGTTTAATCGTCTACCAATTTCCCAAATCGATTGCCCAGCTATTTGCTTGTGGTGGCTTATCTCTAATTCAATTTGAGAAAGGTTGTTTGACAATGCTATTTCGTTCATTTTTCCCTTTCTATTTTTGATATAATTGGCTTATCTTTGATGAAAGGAGAGACAAGCCATGATTGAAAATTTTGATGATTTCTTAGAAGCTAAGTATCCAGAAATTCGAAGCGGTATCAACGAATCTGTTAGCGAAGCTTTGAAATCACTTGTTGACAAAGGTATTGAGTTTGATAGTGAAGTTGTTGCTATTTCAAGTGCTATCGCATTCAATACAACTTGCGAGATTCTAAAGGCTTATGATTCATATGTGCAAGAGCACAAGAATCAATAGTATTCATTACAATCTCTAAAGCTTTATTAGCGTTTACCACTTTTGGTAGGCGCTTTTTTTGTCCAATATACGGATATCGTTTTGGTTTCATGTTTTTCCTCCTACTCTCCTAAATCAACCCAAGTCTCGTCGATACCCAAGACATCGCACACTCGGTTTTTCAATCTGTTGCTTCCTTTACCATACTTCAGCAATTCTGAAATGGTAGGCTTCTTTACTCCACAAGCACGAGCAAGGTGTGTTTGTGTCATCCCCTCTGAATTCAATTTGTCTTTGACAAGCTGAATCCACTTTTGATGTTGTTGAGTCATATTCTCTCCTTTCTTTTTTAAAATATTGACTAAAAAGTTAGCTAATTTCTTGACATCCATAAATAAATTTATTAAAATCAAGACATAGAGAAAAGACTCACTAAAAAAGTAAGGGTTACCTATTCAAAACGGACGCCAATCAGTTTTTAGGTTTCTATTTTTTTAATTGTCTTATTCGCTAACTCTTTAGCTTACAAAAATATTGTAATAAATTTATTAAAGTTTGTCAATGGTTTTGTAGTAAATTTATTAAATATTTTTTGTCGTGCCTTAGAAAGGTTGATGTATCAATGTTTTTCACATTTGAAAAAATAAAAGAATTGGCTGACAAACAAGGTATTTCATTAAATAAACTTGAAGAAAAATTAGGTTTTAGCAGAAATACAATTTATAACATGAAGAAATCAACACCAAATGTTGAACGAGTTTCAATGATCGCCGACTACTTCAACGTGTCCACTGATTATCTTCTAGGTCGTACTGATAATCCTAATATAGCAAACAACGATACAATCGCAGGTTACACGTCTGACGACCTCCGAAAAATGGCAGAGAACGCCAAGACATTCGATGGCAAGCCACTTACTGAAGAGGACATCGACGCTATCCAGAATATTATTGAGATATATTTGAGAGGGAGGTAGGGATGCTAATATCTGAAAGTGATGTTTTGACATTAAATAGTTTATGTGAACATCTGCAAAGCAATCTTCCGTCAGTTGATTCATCAAAAGACTACTGGTTCGTTAGAGCTCAAAAAGGGTTGTTCTATAAGAGTTTTCTCAGTGGCGGTTATATTGCAATCGGATGGAATCATATTACTTTTGATGATTTGGAGAATCTTGATGAAGAATCTGTAAAAAGCAAAATAAAAGCCTTCGATAAAAATATCGAAAAGCCTGGTTCCGCTTATAATCAGATGATGAAATTTACTTATAGTTTGAATATTGGTGATATCGTCATCGTACCTTCTGAAGCTCCCAACGATTTTCTAGTTGGCGAAATTGTAAGTCGCCCATATACTGAAAGTGACGAAAATATTGAATCTGCTTCAAACATTTGCCCTTTTAATAAACGGATTAAAGTTCATTGGTTGGGAATAATTCCAAATAGAGATATCGACCCGCAATTATATAAACTAGTTTATTCAGGCCATACAATCACAGATGCCAATCCTTACAAGAAATTCATCAACCGTGGTCTATACGATGCCTATATCGACGAAAATTTTATGAGTGTCACATTCAAGGTGTTGCAAGAAAATAATGTAGACGCTTTTGGGTACACGACATTCTTATATACTCTGACGCAAATGATCCGTATCATCGAAGACCACATCGAAGTTGGAGACGAAAAAGTAAGCCTACGGACTAATGTTCAGTCGCCAGGCCCAATTGAATTGATTGGTAAACCTGAGGTATTGATTCCTATCCTAACTTTTGTCACTTTATTCGCTGGTGGACGCAGCTTCCGAAATCTCATAAAACGTAATGGTGCAAATATTGAAGTTGATTTAAAAAACGGAAAATTCAAAGCACAATTAAACAGTGATGGTGATGAGGCATTAAAAAAAGCCCAGGCAAATAAATTAAATGCCGAGGCTATTGGTTCACTAATTGATAAAGGTTTAAGCCCTGAATTTGAAGGAGCTACTTCTCAGCTGGATATCAAAACACCAGAAACTGCTACTAAGATTCTTCAAGAGGAATTACTCGAATCTGAAGAAATAAGTGAATAATTAGTTTAGATAGTATAAAACTGGCTACTAAAATCATTAGATAGGAACTAACATTTATTTTATACGTAAGTAGTAGTTTCAGAATTAAAGAAACAGCCATGAAAATAAGTGCAGTAATTTCAAATAACACAGATAAATGAGCGTATATTTTTAATTTCATTGCTACCACTCCCTTTCGATTTAATTTTACAATATGCGCTTAAAAAGAGCAATCAAATTATAAAAAAATCAAGGAATTATCTATGACAATAAATGAGCTACTGGACCAATATCAAGTAAGTCTCGCTTATTTTGATAATGAACTTTGGCAAAGACCTGGAGTTTACATCAAAGAAATCAGTATTATCTTTATAAACCGTGAACTGTCTGAAAACGCAAAAAGACGGGTCATATACCACGAATTAGGACATCTGGAACATTCTACTGCACTATATAATAATAACCACACTAGGTGCGAGAATGAAGCCAATAGGCACATGATTCATAAGCTACTAGAAGAAGAGCTCGCACTATCAGATGATCAAAAATCATTCAACTATCTTCAGTTCATGCAAAAACACGAACTTAGAACAGTCGCAGACGAATTGATGGTTATTGATGAATATTATGAATTGATAGGATAGTTCGTAAAAAAAACAAAAAAAGCCCCACGCTCTCAAAGTTTGGCGACTCTGAGCGTGAGGCAATCAAGTATAGTAAAAGGCATTAAAAAGCCCTTTTTACTATACCCATTTTAACAAAAAAATGAGGTAAAAACAACATGGCATCATACAGAAAACGCCCAAACGGCTGGGAGTATCGGATAAACTACTACGACTCGACTGGTAAACGTAAACCAAAGTCAAAGGGTGGTTTTAGGACGAAATCTGAAGCTATCAAGGCTGCTGCTGAGATGGAGCTGAAAATACAAGACGGCTTGAATGTGGATGAAGATATTACTCTTTATGCTTATTTCAAGCAATGGTGCGAGGTCTATAAGAAAACCACCGTTTCTAAAATAACTTATAAGGCATACATCAACACTCAACGCAAAATAGAATTATTTTTCGGTGATAAGAAACTAAAATCTGTTACTGCCACACAATACCAACGTGTGCTGAATAGCTATGCTAAAACTCACGCTCAAGATACTGTCGAGCGTTTTAATGTGCATGTCAAATCATGTATTGAAATGGCAGTGCATGAGGGATACATCAAGCGTAACTTTTGCAAGTTTGCCAAAATCAACGCTAAAAACAAAGGGCGTGATATTGAAACGAAATTCCTAGAGGTCGAGGAATACGAGCGATTGATTTACGAGACAAGCAAGCACCCAGAGTATGCGTCTTATGCAGCACTCTATATCATAGCCAAAACTGGTATCCGTTTTGCTGAGTGTCTAGGCTTAACAGTGGATGATATCAACCGTGATACTGGCATGTTGTCGGTCAATAAAACATGGGACTATAAGAATAATACCGGTTTCTTACCAACAAAAACAAAAAGCAGTATCCGAGAGATACCGCTTGATGATGAATTTATAAATTTTATCGACCAACTGCCACCCACTGAAGATGGTAGACTACTACCTTCACTGTCCAACAATGCAGTTAATAAAACCTTACGGAAAATCATTGGGCGTGAAGTACGTGTCCACTCGTTAAGGCACACTTACGCTAGCTACTTAATAGCCCACGATATCGATTTAATTTCCGTGTCGCAAGTTTTAGGGCATGAGAACTTAAACATCACACTGGAAGTTTATGCCCATCAATTGCAAGAGCAGAAATCACGAAACGATGAAAAAATAAAACAAATGTGGACAGAATGTGGACAAAACGCTTAAAAACCACATGGTTAAAGGCTTAAAAATGTCCCCTGCCGGAATCGAACCAGCAACGACTCCTTAGGAGGGAGTTGTTATATCCATTTAACTAAGAGGACTTATGAAAAAATCTGCCACGAGGACAGATTTTTTATGTGAAATCTGTAAA